ATTTTTGTGAAGATAATAATAAATGATCTTTAGTAGTATTAAATAATAGTCTACCAGAATTTAGAATTACTTGCTCTCCGGTATATTGGTTAGGTATTGTGGGGGGTTTGGTTTGTTCAGTATAAGAAAGATAATCATTAGTTGAAGCTACTTCAATTGGAATTTTTTGTGTTGAAGTAAAATAAGCTGATGATAAATCTGTGTTTATATCTTCAGTAATAGAATCATATGATGGGGATTCTTTATGGTGACCATTAGATATAATAGTAATAGGATCGCCTAAACTGCCTGTCGATGACCAATTATTGAGTACTGGTGGTATAGTATTAGGTACTGTATTACCTAGTCTAAAACTATTACCAAACCTACCATCTATAATATAGTCACCTTCATAAGGGTAAGTAGGATTGATATCGCCTTTTTCCTCAAAATAATTACCAACATTAAACACAGTATTACTACCCTTTGAGGGTTGATTTGGAACACCTATAGCATCCACCTGTAAATAAGATTTTCGTTCTGTTGAGGGTCTCACATCAGTCTCGGGGGCTGGGAGAGGGTTTGCTTGGTTACTATTCCAAAGGTTAATTGGGTTGAAGTAATAAAGAGTGGGTAAATTATAACTATCTTGATAGTTTTTATTAGCTAGAGCCATTACTAAAACTACTTCATTAACTAAAGGATAATTCTTTATATTAGGGAATAAAGGAAGAACTTGAGATACAATTTCAGAACCATTAAATTTAATATTATCTAATATAGTACCTTGTAATGTCCCATTATCACCACCGCCATTTTGGTTAATTTGGAGCACTCTTACAGAAAAAAACTTTCCTTGGAGGTCTCTTACCTCATCCGATATGTAGGAGTTTCTAAGTTTTCCTTGTTGCTGAAGTTCAGCGAGTCCCGTTTTTAAAGCCATTGTTACTTAGTTTGTAGCTTCTCCATTTCTTCTAGGAGTTGAGCTTTTTCTTCATCAGAAATACCTAAACCACCCTCTTCGGTTGTAGAATTTAAGGCACGCTGTACTAAAGTGGCCATTTTAATTAAGGCATCGTCATTTTTAACACCTATTTCCATGTACTCTTTAATTAAAGGTACAATTAATGTGGCGTCACCTATATCGGTAACCATCGGTTTTAACTCGGAAATAAGCGCGGTCACTTGCGCCTCGCGCCGTTTTTGGTTATTGTAAATCTCCTCGAGTAAATCGGCGAATTTCTTATTCCCGAATACTGTTTTTTCGAATTGTTGACTCATATTTATAGTGTTTATTCATGTATAAATATAAGATTATTCAAATTCTACATACCCGTATTCAAGGTAAAAGATATAGTTGTCTTTGAATAGACCATATAGCTGATTTGCTATTTTAGTAATCTTAGGAGTTTTAACATCTATCATTTCTCTAATGTAGATATAAAGTGCTTTTTTATTGAAAATATCAATACTCTCCCTTTTACGGAATAACTCTAATATAGCATCCGCTACTTCAGCATCGTGTTTTTTAGGGAATAATTCGTAGATATTGTCGCTAACATAAGTTACATATAGGTCAATAAAAAGACTGAGTGGGTCATTATGGGCGCCAGGGTCGTCCATGTTATATGTGTACTTATCATCTTTAAATAAGTCACTCACGGGTGCTTTGATTACTCGTTTCTTATAATTCTTTTGGTTTTGAAGAATTAAATAACGTTTAGTAATTGTCCCAAAATAAGAGTATGCCTTAGCACCTCGAGTTGGGTCAAATAAGTGGATTTTGGATAACAAGAAAGTAATTACCTCATGTTGTAAATGCTCAATGTCATCTACCTCGGTATAATAAAACTTAAATGTATGGATGATATTCTCGGTGAGCTTAAAGAAAGCATAATGGATATCGCGTTCATAGATTATTGAACGTACTTTAGAGTCTGGTTCATTGTTATATTTTACAATGGCATCTTCTGTATCTTGGGTAAAGTAGTTTTTACTTTTAGGTCGTCTCGTTGCTTTTCGGGGCATAGTAGGGTTTAGATTTTCTTGAGAATGAATTCATTCAAGATACCTTGTAACCCTTTGATTTGTTGAAAGAAAAAACCTACTTCGTCATCACTGCTAAAGGTGCCTTTTGCGTCAACATCCTTTAACTTTTTATCTGAAACCTCTATTACTCGGGAGATGTTATCTAAATATGTTAAATAACTTGACAAGATATCTTCTTGCTTCTCAATTTTACGTAAAAGGTTAAATGTTGTATATCCTAGGACAACAACTATAATGGATAAAATAATAATAGTAAGAATCATAGATTATCTAATAAATTTTTTAAACCTTCACTTTTAATTGAACCTAATGCTTGTAGTTGCTTACTGGCAACCGCCTTCGGCTTGCTCGTTAATGTAAAATTCTTATTTGCGGTAGGCACGGGATTTTTCAATTTAGGTAACCACTCACGTTCAAATTCAATCCTAGCAGCCATTAAGTCGGCTTGGTGTAGGATAAATGGTAGACAAGTGCGTGGCTTCTGTTCGGGCATGTACGCTTTAAGGTATTTGGTATTTGCTTCATCATATAACCCATCGTGAGTTTGAATAGCTAACATCTCATTAAATGTATACTGGATGCCATAGGATTGAAGTAGAAATAAACCTCTATCGGGAACTGAAGCAAAGGGAACTTGGGTATTAAATTTATAATCTTCACCTAGTTTATCCCTTCTCCATTTATCATCCTGGGGTATGTATGATTCTTGGTCTTCACTACCCATTTTTCCTAAGTCATGGTTGATAGCAGAAAACACAAGCTCTTCGGTAGTGAAGGTTGACATATCGGCACCCTCCGATTCCCATAAAGCGCGTTGTTTAAGGGAGCATTTCACAATACGATTTACGTGTTCTACATACCCTCCGGGGAAAGCATTGTGGTATTCTTTTTTATGGGAAGCAGGCATGAACATAATACGTTCTTGGTACTTTTCATAAAATGCCTTTAGTTTTTCCCCACGTTCACCCTTGATATGGGAGCGAATATTGGTGTTAAATTGGGTCCAATTAGCTTGGATCTGCTCTGCTGTTAACTTCATAACTTTTATTTAATATTACTAACGTCCGTAAACTTGATCTTGGCGAGAAACCAAAGTCATCAAATCGTCTAATTTTTCATCAATTAGTGTGATTTCTCTATTGATATCATCAACGGTAACGCCTTGACGGGTAATCATTACTCGAATGGTCTTAAGTTTACCACTAATATTCTCAATTTTCTTTTGTGCTACTTCTTTATTTTGCATGTTGTTTATTAATTATTCGTTTCGAATCGGGGTGACGTCTCGAGACATCACATCCCCTTACTTCCAATTCCCTTTCTCACTTTTCCTGTACCTCAAATATACGATGGAGAGGTTGGTCATCCTAGTTATTTTACAAGAGATCTAAAACACTTTTAATGTGTGCGCATTTTTCATAATGTTCTTTCTCTTCCCAAAAGTGAATAGCTAATTTACATGCGGTTTTTGTGTAATCGTCTGAGAATAGGCGTAAGGCATCTTTACCTTGGGTAGTGTTTGGGTTGAAATCTTTTAGGTAGGTCCATGCTCTGGTATGGGTTACAAATTCACCGGCATCATTACCAAAATCGATTTTTTCTGCTATTTCGGGCATCATTTCAATGAACTTATCCATCCTACTTTCCATGCTTTTTTGATTCCAAATTATCTTCTTGAACATCCCCAGCTTAAAGGCTTGAGTCTTTTGTAGATCGGCAATTAAAGGCTCATCATCCTTGGGTAGTTCAAAGGTTGAAAATAATTTTTCGGGATCAATCATATGATAGCGTCTAAATCTGTCTCTACTTCAACTCTACCACTTTGGTAAACAGTCATCTTTACCATATCATAGGAATCAAAATACCCAAAAACAATTTTACTATCTGTCAATTCTTCCAGCTCACAATCAATCTCTCCCATCCACCCAGAGGCCTCATCCTTAGATAGGACACCTTCAGCCCAATATAAATGGACTATTTGAGAGTAATCTTTAATTTGCGTCTGTATCTTCACGTGTATAAATATATAGGATTTTAATGTCGCCGCCTGTTGTGCTTGTATAGTAGTAGTCGTTCATATCGCGTAATTTACGTGTAATTTCGGTGATTTTACCGCAGTATTAGGTGTTAATATTGGCGTCCTTGGTTACGAATTAAATCGAAGTCTCTATAAACTTTAGACTTTAACTTATCAACTCGAGAGTTAGTATAATTTACACTATCTTCACCCACTTGATTCATCCTTTGGTGGGTTTGCCTTTCAACTTGGTCCATCTGTTGGGAGATACCATCTATTACTTTTTCTAATTCCTTTTGGTTTTCCTCAATTTTTAGGCGACTTAAATTCATAGTCTTTAATACTAAAAACATACCCATAACAACCAGAAAATTGATTATTATAACAACACCTAAAGTAAAAGATAATGTTTCCATGTTTTTGAGTATATGGGTTTTCATTAATATACAAACCGAATAGGGGGTAACCAAGCTATTTTAATAACTTCATTACCCCCATTTGGGTTATCCCCTGAATTATAATAGAGCGAAAGACGGGATTCGAACCCGCGGCCCTGACCTTGGCAAGGTCATGCTCTACCAGCTGAGCTACTTTCGCTTTTTGAGCCTCAAGACGGATTCGAACCGCCGACCTACGCATTACAAGTGCGTGGCTCTACCGCTGAGCTATTGAGGCAATGTGGAAGGTGAGGGATTCGAACCCTCGGACCTGTGACAGTCAGTAGTTTTCAAGACTACCGCATTCGACCACTCTGCCAACCTTCCATAAAATTGTGTTCCCACTTGGGCTCGAACCAAGGACCCAATCATTATGAGTGATTTGCTCTAACCAACTGAGCTATGAGAACTTGTGAACCCGGAAGGATTCGAACCTTCGACCCTCTGCTTAGAAGGCAGATGCTCTATCCAACTGAGCTACGAGTCCATTCCTAGTACCGCTGGGCGGGCTCGAACCGCCACGGACATTACTG